TGATTTAATTAAACATGGGGGTCTACAGTTTGTTCTAACGAATGAACACCTTAAACCCTCCTTTGAATATCAGGAAACTTGCTGCTCTATCTCCTCAGGATATATAAGCGTGTATACAGATGGTACATTTACTCCAACTAAATTGTATCTAATGTACATTAAATATCCTACAAAAATAAATAAGGCAGGGTATGTTGATTTTGATGGAAGTAATTCCAATGATGTCAATTGTGAACTCCCTGAATCTGTAGAGGATGAACTTTTAAATTTAGCAGTAGAACATCTTGCTATAAATACTGAGAATGCTTCGGCTATTCAAGGTTCTCAAGTAAGAATTGCTACTCAGGAATAATTAATAATAATTAAAAATTACGAAAATGGCTGATTTTTCATTAACTACCATGTTTGTGGTTCCAGTTGGGCAGTCTGCGCTCCCAAGCTCTGGTTCAACACAAGATTTAACTGCTGGGCAGTTAGGTATTTTTTCAAATGCATATGTGGCAACTTCCACTCCGGGGGATTTCCCATATTTCTATATAGCGCAGGGCAGAACTAATACCTATTTAGAAGGTAGTAAGCGTTCTGGCAGGATCAAAGGATGTACTGCTGATAGTATCAAATGCAAAAGTAATGTTACTGAGTGGTATAAATCAAGTGGTTGCTCTACTCCTAGGGTACAGATTACGGATATTAGTGGATTTAGTGTACAGTGTGGTGATATCCTCACTCTTACTCTACGTGCTTTCTCAAGCTACCTAAATACATTATACTTTAATGGATTCACTCGCTCGGTAACTGTTCAGGCTCCTTGCTGTGAATGCGGTGGTGATCCTTGTACTGATGTTGATGTTCCAACTTTGATTGATAGTATTATCGCCAAATTGGAAGGACAAGGAACCAATGGTCCGAATCCTGATAATATTAAACTTACTGACTTCTTCATCTTTGAACGCATTGGTGATGATGCAAATGCTATCCTGAGGATTCACGGTAAACCTCTGACAGTTTATGCACAACCTTGTGATGTGGCTGCTTTCCCGCATGAATATGATAGAATGACTTTTGCTACATTTGTATATGAAGGACCAGCTACTACTGCTGATTTCATTGTATCTGATGCATGTAATATTGTTGCTACACCAACAGTTGTTCAAACAGCTACTTATGCTACAGGAACTAGTGCAGAAGTTGCACAACTTGAAAAGAATTACTTCTCATATCAGAGCGTAGGTCCAAAACACTTACATCGTCTGCCGGGATATAATCCATTCTTCGAGAGTTTTGTAGATGATGGATCTGTATATGACCTATTCTATATCAAGTTCTATGATATGGGTGATGATAATACTTGGGGAGATTATATTGTAGAAGATCAGATGGTGATTATTGCAGCAGTTGCTGACAGCACTATCTCTGGCTTAATTGAAACAGCTCTTGAAGATGCTCTGGGTACAGTTACGGATAATAACACTTGTGTTACTACCACTACTTCAACCACTGCATTATTGTAGTAGAATAATATTTACACCCTTAATTAAATGGGAAGATTGGGGGTTTCCCTTCTTCCCATTTTTAATTATATAAATATGGCTAGTACAATAAGACTAACAGTAACCCCAACATATGATAAGATGACATTGGGGCTTACTGATACTTCATCTTATGATGTTTCTCCTGCTTCAGCAACAGTTGATATTACTCCTCCGGGGTTTGATACTGTTACTCTTGACTTCACTCCAGAGATGCTAAATGTATTTCAGTCAAGTGATTTGGGATTAGTAGCTGTGGGAGAAACAGAAGTGAGTCTTCCTGACGGTGTATACACTGTGGTGTTCACCCCATTGGGTGAAACTCCCATCACTATATATTTTATGAGAATAGAATATCTACAGGAAAGATTTGACGCAGCTTTTATGAAACTTGACATCACAGAATGTGATAAATCTTTAAGAAAACAAGCAAAGGTAGATTTATCAACAATATATTTCTTCATGCAGGGATCAATATCTGCTGCTAATAATTGTGCAATTACAGAAAGTAACACTCTTTATGCAACAGCAAGTAGACTTCTTACATCATTTATAAAGAATAACTGCGGTTGCTCAGGTACTAACTTTTTAATTAATTTCTGATATGGCTGCAAAATGTTTGAAGTGTGGAACAACAGTTGGTTGTTCGTGTGCATTAAAAGAAGGACTCTGTCCAACATGTTATAGTGCAAAACAAACTGCATTAAAAACTGCTCCTAAACCTGTCAAGAAATGATAGATAATATCAAAATAAGAGATTGTAGTATATGTGCTGGGATTCCTCAACTATTAGAAGACATTGATTGTAAAATCAAGGAATTATCAGTAGATTTGTATAATAATATAATATATGCTCTGAATCATCCTGTAAAATGGGAAACTCTTTCAGATCTTATTATTTACAGAAGAATTCTGACATATAGACAATATAATGAAGATTACGCTCTTCCTTATACAGATGAGCAGATAGCAAGCAAAGTAAAAATTTTAAAATTTAAATAAAATGGGATGTAGTAATTGTTTCAATGGATGCACAGATATTAAATCCGATCAATGTGTAAAATACACAGGTGAAGATATTGTATCCCTAGGTATTGCAAATGGTGATCCGTTATCTTCTATAGTTTCACAATTAACATCCTATTTATTAGATGCAATTGCTGGAAGTGGTATTATACCCGATGTTTCTGATACCTGTGATTTGATTGCTGGATACTTAGGAGTAGGTACAACACTTAATGACTTTATATCAGCCCTTATTCAGGCATCTTGCGATTTACAAGACCAAGTAACTGCACTAGCAGAAGATATAGTGGCATTAAATGCAGACTATGACGTAGACTGCCTCTCTGGAGTAACAGATAGCTCTGATACACATGATGTGTTACAGGCAGTAATCACAAAACTATGCGAAACAGAAGATACATTAAGTGCTCTCTCCACTGAAGTTAGTACGAACTATGTAAAACTTGCTGACTTAAATTCTCTTATTGCAAACTATCTTTCATCATCTTCTCTCACTAATCTAATGTCTAGCAGAATGGTTCCTTATGCAGTAGTTCCATTCTTTGCTCCTGATGCTTATATGGTTGGGAAATTTGATTCTACAGGTGCTGGAGTTGGTACTTGGATTAATATATATCTTTGTAATGGAAGAAATGGTACTCCTGATATGAGAGGGAGAGTTCCTGTTGGTATCGTTAGTAATATGAATGGGGGAACATTACATTCAAATGTTGATCCTGCAAATGGTAATCCAGACTATGTTCTCAATGATATCCAAGGAGAGAATAACGTAAGGCTTACATCTGTTAATCAGATCCCTTCTCACACACATACCACTACAGTAACAATTAATGATCCTGCACATTATCATTATACAGTAGGTCCTGAAGTTAGTGGTACTTATTCCTTAACTTCCAGTAATTATTTGAGAGAAGGTATGTCATATGGAGATTATTTAAGTTATAGATTATCAGGAACTACATCAGTTCCCAACAGAGGAAGAACTAATACCATATCCACAGGACTTAAAGGAACAGGGTCTGGACAAAATGTTTTTGTAACTAACACCTATGCAGGGGGAACTACTTCTCACAACAATATACAGCCAGTGAAAGCTTGCTACTATATAATCTATATTCCGTAAAAATTAAAACTTTAGAAATATGATGACCGTAACAATAACATTAACATCGTCAGGTACAGATACAGGTCCTTTTGATCTATATTCTGATTTGGATGGATACAGTACTCCATTCGAGACGAATGTTCCCAGAGCATCATTAGTGGCAGGATACACAACGGCTAATGTACCAGATTGGACTAATTCAATTAGAATCCAATCTACAGGAACATGTACAAATTATATTGATGTAGCTATAATCCCTTATACTACAACAACTACAACTACTGTTCCCGCAACTACGACTACAACTACAACTCTTTTATAACTAATATAATTAGAGTAATGATTATGATTCCCGTATATAGTTTTATATATGGGAATTATAATTAAATAAGTTAGGAAGAGGATAACATAATTGATTAATAAAATTGGTTTTCTTCTAAAGAAAATATATCTTTATACTGAAATTTAACATGATATGGCAACTGGTAGAAAACTTGTAAGTGATATTCGTAGCAGAAGCAGACTGATAAGTGGAGATAATAAAATAACTGATAGAGTAATACTATCACAAATCAGAACTTCTTCCTTATTACTTATTAAACGTGAGACTAATTTAAGAAAACTTTGGGCAACAGATACGATCTTTACTCCTATCCCATGTCTTGAAATGAAAGAAGTTAGCATCTCTGAATGTGCTAGTTATGTTGATGAATGTACAATAGCAAGAAGTGTGCATAAACTTCCAAGGATATCAGAAGGTAACTATCAATACGTGATACAGGGAGTTTATTCTATTAATGCTATGGGGGGAAAAGGTAAAAAAATTAAAGAAATATCTGTTAATAGGTACATCAATCTCCTTAAACTCCCCATTATAAAGAATGAAGAATACTTTTGGATATCTAATGGATATCTATATGTTACAAATCCTTTTCTAAAAGCAGTGAGATTCGTTGCTTTATTTGAAGAAGATATTCCCAATGAAATTTTATATCCAGAATGTGATTGTGGAATTAAAATTCCTTTAGAAGAAAGATGTAAAAATCCATTAGACAAGGAATTTCCTCTTCCGGGATATCTGGAAAAGCAAGTAATGGATTCAGTAACAGAGTAGTTACTAAAAACATACTTTAATGTAAAAACAGATGTCTCAGAAGAAGGTC